GCTACAGTTTGAAGGGCGTATCAGTAGGGCTACAAAATGTGCTGCTTGCTTAATGACAGTATTAGTAACGACTGGCTTCTTGACTTCATTAAATGTTGGCACATACCTAGCTATATTCCACTGCAACCACCTCAAAACAAGCACTAAAATTCTGAACATCTTCGGTTTTCTGGATAATGAAGACTGCAATAAATGCCTAAGGGAATAAAATAGGTATCTCATCTTGCAAAACGCTGACTTACCAAATCCCATAACAACGGGGTTGTGCCTGCGTCTTGTCTCTAATCCAAAAAGTGTATTTTGAGCTAATGTCGTGAGACCAACTACGATCGATTTAGGAGATAGAGCTGACATTGCTGCAAACCAGGCATATTGATAAAAGCTCATCAAGGAAACCGTATTGATTTTATCAGATTTTATGCCTGTCATGGCGGTCTTCTTGTACATGAAGTTGGTGAATTGAGGAACTATCTGGGCGAAGCAAGCTATTGTATCGAGTCTTGTGTTTGAACTTTGTAATAATGTAGCTAAAGCTGCAGTACCTGTGACAAAAAGCCTTGATGCTAACTTCAAATAAGATCCATGTTTACACTCTTTGTCTATAGGATGAACTGCCCGTAAGTAGTAATCGAGAGTTGTCTTTTTAGTTGAGTACTTCTCTGAATCCATTCGCTCATTGATGATAGTATTCGAATTAACTGCTTTCGTGACGTCTATAATGGTGATCCTAGTTAGAGCTTCTAGCCGTTGCCTTTCCTGTACTGTTGGTGTTTTGATGCCTGCACGAGACATGGCGAAATTGGTAGCTGATAAAACTATTCCACTTTGGATCTTTCCCTTATTAGCGAATTCGCCCGCAACATAGGTATAGACGTATGATATAAAATCTGTATCATAAGTTGGCCCCGTAGGTTTCAGAGTCTTGGAGACTACCTTATAAGTGATAAGAATGTAATGGGCATGCCGTTCATATAATATTGGCTTCATAACAATTTTATAATTATCAGTAATTATAGTATTATTATGAGGTGTGTATATACTGGCATTAACTTTGGTAAAAGCTCTTCCATTATTAGAGACATAAATGTCTCCATCCAAATGCCAGTCTTCACCGCCTTCAGTGAACGTGTCTAGATGAGCAATAGGCAAAGTGTAACATTCTTGATCAACTTCAGCAAACAACATCGCAATATCTTTTATAGCATTATCAGGTATAGGCTGGTGATCATCTATGGCTTT